CTCCCAAAGCATTAACGCCAGTTAATCCAACCGATGTGCTAGGGGTAACCGTGTCAGCTGAGCCTGTGGAAACGTTACCCGTTACGGCATTGCTTGATTCCACAGAGACGGTTCCAACGCCTCCGTTTGCTGCGTTCCCCGTTAAAGCAAGCTGTGTCTCTCCCCGAGAAACTGTGCCTACGCTTCCAATTGCAAGGTTCCCAGTCAGAGAAACATCTTTGCTGTGGGTGACCGTACCTACTGCGCCAGCGGCAGAAACGCCAGTTAGCGCAATTGTGAGAACAGGTGCTGCGTTACCTACGCTGCCATAAGCAATATTGCCGTCTTCAGTTGGGCTGTTTGTCTCAACAACATCACCAACATTTGCTAAGGCCAGAACCCCACTGAGAGCAACAGTAATGACCGGCGCAGCTGTTCCAACGGCTCCTGTTGCTTCATCCCCCGTTGCATCAAGAGTGCCGCCCCAGCCGTTATCGCTCCACGCGCCGTCACCCCAGCCGAGAGACATGGACTACCTCTTTAGGTGGTTGCCAAACGCAGCAGGGCAGTTGACGTAGTGTTTGCAGGCATGGTCAAAGTGAAAGTACCCGCAGTAATGGTCTGTGAACCAAAAGTGTGGACGCTGACAGCCTTGTCGCTCTGTGTTGAGTTGTAAATCAAAACGCAGTCAAACGCCGTGGTCAAAGTCACAGTCGTGTATGTGATGCTTGCCGATGGAGTCCAATATCCCACACCAGCAGTCGCAGAACTGTTACTAGCCAATGGCGCAGTTGCATTAGTTACTGCCACGCCGCCAGCGGTATAGCCTGTACCAGTCACCTCACCACTGGTGGTGTATGCAGTTGTAGCTGCGTTTATGGTGGCGGATGACAAAAACAGCGCCGCTTTAAACGTATCAGCAGCGCCCGTTGCTCGTACAGGCGCAGTGCCAAAATTGTGGGTGGCGGTCAAAACTTCACCCAGAAAAGAAGTACACATTGATTGGGTATTAGCCATAATTTTTCCTTTACGCTATTGAAGCTGCTTCGCCGCCAATCGGTGGCATCTTTTTTAGGGTCACATGGGCGGAGCGGTGAACAAGCTCGCCTTCCAACCAATACTCAACCCAAGTGGTTAATTCATTGTCGTTGTCCACAGTACCCTCTCGCTTTTCAAGCAAAGAATCATCCATGTCGCCTTTGGTCGTGAATACAAGCGCCATTACGCAATCCTTATGATGGCCGTGGTTTCTGTAGGGGCAGGGAACTGCACCACAAAAGTTGCCGTTGATGTTTTGTTTGCGCCAAAGTCAAGCACGCAAACTGCGGGGTTAGTTGTGCCATTGTCCTTGTAGATCAACGCGCCACGGGCTGTGAAAGCACCAGTCCATGAGGCATTGGCAAAAGACAAGTATGCGGTTGTGTTGGGTGCATTGCCGGTGGTGGGCACTTGGTTGATTACCAAAACCTCGCCACCTGCCGTATATCCAGAAGCCACAACTTCGCCCGTAGCCGTATAAGCGTCGGTAGTCGCATCAAGCGTGGCGTCATTGGTATAGAGCGCAATTTTGAAGACGTCCGTTGTGCCCGTGCCAAAGTCGTACACACCGTCCAGCAGGCCAGTGCGAAACACGTTGCAGGTGTAATTCCCGGTAAAGGCCATCAACGCACCCCATTATTCTGAGGAAGCGGAGCTTCTCTGTATTGGCCACTGCGGTAGGCATCACTGCGCTCCAGACCATCACCCAAGCGTTTGGCCAAGCCAAGTGCTTCTTTGTACTTGCCGTCGTAGAGCTGCAACATGTCTGTCTCGCCCTTCATAAAGGTGTACGCCTCAACCAATGAACCATACAACAGCACGGTGTCAAAGTTGTCGCCCAGCCATGTTTGGCCGGAGGCCGCAGTGGTGATGGACGTGGGGTAATAGTAGTAGTGCAGCTCCACAGAGTAGGCTGCATCAGGTGTTGGGCCAAGAATAAAGCTCAACTCATTTGTGATGGACGGATTTAAACCCGCTGTTGTGGTCGGGCCAAACAGTGCGTAGTACTTGGGAGTCGCTGTGTCAGTGGGATTGGGGTACGCTTGCCGGATGAAGTTGACATCCTTGTTCAGCAAGTACTCGTAGCTCCCGTCCGCATTGATTACGGCCAAAGAAAAGGTGGACAGAAAGTCATCAGGGCAAGCAAGGTACTTGTTGTTGGTCGTCGCCAAGCCCGTCATGTTCTTGCGAAGAGACGGGAACTGCACAGTGTTGTAGATGCGTTGCTCCGCCTGCTGGATGAAACGATTAATCTGAGTAGTCGCACTCTCAGTCGATCCATCAGCAAGCGTAATCGCCGGAAAATTATTCTCCGTATACGACTGGATTGCAACTACAAGCTCGGCGTAGGTCATGCCATTGGGCCCCGGGCCATTTTGCCTTTGGTCTGTGCTTTACCGCCGCGCACCACAATACCGGTGGTTTTCATCGGAGGGTAGTCGTTGCTACGCACATTGGCCACAGAAACATTTGCTTCGCGCAGATATTCCTTGTTGGGCTGGTTGTACACGTCAACGGCAGGAATTGTCTTGGGTTGATTGTATTCAGCCATCTTAGCCTCCGCGACCAGACGAACGCTGGTTCATGATCTTGGCCATGTTGCGGCCATACTTCAGCATGTCGCTGTTGGTCTTGCCACCAGCGCGCATGTTTTTAACCGCAGCATCTGGGTGTGCGGCTTTCATGCCTTTAGCCATGTGTGCTTTAAGTGCTTTCTTTGCGTCCATGATCGACTCCTTATGTCGTTGCAACTGTAACTGTACCAATTTCCACTGCGGAAACCAAGTCATTTGGGGTCAAACCTGCATCATTTGCCCGAGAGCCTCCGACCGGTGCCCAACCCCACTGAAATATCCGACTACCACCACCAACCACGCCCTGCGCATCCACATTGACGCTATTGGTCAACACAATCTGCAAACCGGTGCGACCAGACAACTGGTAGCTCAGGTCGGGACGTGGATCGCGCACGCCTTGCGGGTCATCCACCGGATACATACCCAACTGCAACTGCGGCTGGTCAGGATCCCAACATTGGGGACACACCTTCAGGTCATAAACCTTGGTTTTGACGACGAGCTTTTGCAAGACCGTCAGCTTGAACCGAAATCCACACCGGTCGCACTCGGCAATCGAGTTTTTGCCAGAGGAAAACCTGTTTCCCATCAGCCGCCACCAATAAACATCTGTCTAGGCACAAGGCGCAAAGCTGCGCGTTCCTGATCTTCATCAGCCGCTGTCATCCACGCTTCGTCGTACTGGGCTTTGAGCACTTGCAGTCTGTCCATGCCACCGGGCACCTTCAAAGCGATGTAATAGGCCAATCCAGCCACCATACAAGGCACAAAACGGAATGGAACGTCCATAACGTTTACGCCACTGCCGGCATCTTGCACCCGACGCATGCGCCAGTACACGAATTGGTATGTCTGGGAGCCATCAGGCGTTGGCCACATGGTCACGCGGGGCACATTGTTGACGTAAATCTTGGCATTTGCACTGGCAATGTGGGTAGCGGCAGTCGTGCCGTTCTGGCCACGGAAACAATCGCCCAAAGTGTTGCCGTCAATGTAGTTGTAGAAGATGGTTTCGCTGTCCAAGTTGATGTACCCGATTGCAGGCAGGCCGACAACGTTGGACAAGACGATTGTGTTGGTTGTAGCGTCGATACTTGTGGCCAAAACTGCCGTGGTGGGGGTAATCTGGCCGTCCAAACGCTGATACCAGACCTGAATTGGTCTGGCTTGGGTGATTTTGTTGGGGATGGTGGCGTAGGTAGAAACGCTAATACGCGTGATTGTCAAATCTGACTGTGTTGCGGCCACATTTGCCTGCGTTCGGATGACGTGATCGAGCAAATCGACAGTGTCTGTGGGGATTGCGTAGGTGTTCAAGCCTTGAGTTAGGGTGATCGTGCCCTGCTCAAACGTCCACATATTGACACCGCGATTTGCCCAATCAGCAAACAGCAAATTCAGCGACCGGCGGGCTGTTTTGAGGTCATAGCCAGTACGCAACTCTGAACCAGCACGCTCAAACGCCTCCTCCACCAGCTCGGTGAGGTCTAAATTAAAGCCTGTTGATCCAGAAGTTGTTGCCATGTTTTATCGCATTCCTGCTTGTTTTCCTGCTAATCTTTGGATAGCGCCTGCCACAGCCGGAGGGGTTCTTGGCGGAACTTGCGACGGTGCAGGTGATGCCCGCACTGCCGCTGGCGCAGGCTTAGAAACCACCTGTGACGATGTTGTCTTTCTCTGGGGCAACGGTGGCGATACTGGGGGTCTTGGCATAGGGGTTGACACTTCTGGTCTAGACAACTTCCTGCCCATAAGACCTTGCAAACCTGCCAAGCCAAGCGGTTGTTGCTGCTGCGCAGCTCGCGTTTGCGCCATCTGACTCATTTGTTGCCCATAAGGCTGTGCAAAATCTGGCATACCGCCTTGCCTTTGTTGTTGCAAAGCTTGTTGCTGAGCCGCCTGTTGGGCCATTTGCTGTTGTTCAATTTGCGCAAGATAAGGATTTGGTTGTCCGAAAAGCTGTTGAGGTGCTTGTCCCATAAAAGGCTGCTGGCCCAAACCCCGCATTTGATCCATCTGTTGCGGCGACACAGTTCGATAATCTTGACCGGGTTGCGCGTATTGTCGTTGCATTGCCTGTTGCATAGCTTGTTGCTGAGCCGCTTGTTGGGCCATCTGTTGCTGTTGCACATTGGGAGGCATGTAAGGTGGGGTTGGCGATTGCGGAGCTTGCTGTCCCGCAACCATCAAATTTTTCATGTAGTCTTGAGCGTAAGCAGGCATTCCGAGCTGTTGACCCATACCAACCATACCGCCCATACCACCCATACCACCCATACCGCCCATAGCTTGGCCAAGCCCTTGAGGCAAAGAAGACTGCATGGGGTTAAACGGTTGTGGCTGAGCATTGTTGCCGCCAAACATACCGCCCATGCCGCCACCAACAGCTTGTGTGAATGGGTTTTGCATCTGGGGCTGCGCAGGCGCACCACCACCAAACATGCCACTTGCTGCTTGGCCCATGCCACCAAATGCGTTTTGTCCAATCATTTTCTGTACTCCGCTGTTTTCTTTGCAATGCCTTTGGGTTGCGCCACAAACTGCTTGCCTTTGGCCTTACCAGCCCGCTTGGCCTTGGTTGTCGCAGCATACTCTGCTGGTGACAAGGCTTTGATAGCGGCTTCTGGCAGGTAACGCTCACCCGTTTTGCTGGAAGGCTTCCCTGACTTGGTACGCCATTTCTGGTCGCCCCAGTTTTTCAAGGATTGCTGTGGTGCTTTCAATCTCGGTAGCCCCCGCCCGCCGCCTTGTACTTCTTGGCAACGAGCTGTGCTTTACGGGCTGACCATTGACCTGCGCCTGTGCCGTGTGTTGCCGCCGCCTTGACCTGAGACACAATTTTCTTGCGCAGGCTAGGCTTGGTGTAGTTCCCCGCCGCGTTGACTTTCCCACCCTCTTTGTATTGGGTGAAATCGGTGTCATCGCGGCGTGGAGTCTTCACGCCTTTGGGCATCTTTGAGGGGTTGATGTCCCCCATACCACGGCTGGACATCATGTCAGCAGTAGGCTTTGCCGCCAGATTTCATGGTGACCATCTTGCCTTTGGTCTTGCCTTTTACAGCAACACCGTCACGGCTGGGAGCAGCAGTCTTTACTGAGCCCATTGATGTCATGCCACCAGAAGCCATCTTCTTCATTGGCATTTCTTTCTTGCCCATTGCTTTTTTCTTGGCAATCATTTCCATGAAAGGGTTTGCTTTAGCCATATCACCACCTCTTTTAAAAGTTTTGCCTTTGTCGGCGTTTGAAAAATCCTTGCCCACAGACTGTGG